CTTTCTAAACAGAATTTAATCCTGCTCATCCCCACATCCCCGCCGCGTTTTTTCAAACGCTCCGCTACGCCTCGCTGCTCTGCCGCGAACTTCTCTACCCCGCGCGCCTCGGCGGCCGCCAAGATGCGATCGGTGGCGGGAGCGCTTTTCATCACATACACGCTATCTTCGCCAGCCTCATGACCACAGATATACCCATGCAGCACAGGCTGGTAAGTTTCGCGACCAAACAGCCCGAGGCGCTCACCTATCTCCTGAATATCTGAGCCATCCAGCGATGCGCCTTCTGCTGCTGCGCGGAAACAGATTTTGACGAATTCCTGCCTGACTACATTCTCCGCCGCCAGCTGCTGGTAAGCTTTCGCCAGCTCCAGATACTTCCGCTCTTTGATCGACAGCTCGCCCGCACTCTCCAGCGTCTGAATGAGCTCGTTTACTGTTTCGATGTTCATTTTCTTACTCCCGCCAGGCACTGGTTAAAAAGGTTGGTCATTGGGTTTACTCCGCCAGGACGCTGGCGATACTGAACAGACGGATCGCTTTCGGTTACGGCTGTCTGTTCTGCCAGGGTGTAGCGATAGCCTTTGCGCTCCCCTGCTCGTAAAACTCGGCCATCGTTAAACGTGGCCCAGATAGCTGAGTTAACGACAGAAGAGTGAAGGCCCGTTCCGGTGCGAATCTCTGAAAAAGTGCAACCAGGATTGCTGCCGATAAAATTAATGACGATTTGAGTACCGGATATACGTTTCATTGAATCAGCCCTTTTTCTTTGCCAATCAGGTATTCGTCCCGCAGCCATTGAGCCGGAGTTAGTGCGCCGAGTGATGCTGCGCCTGGCATGCATCCGAAGCTTTTGCCTTCCGGGTGAAAACCCTGCTGCCTGCTGGCGTGATTTGTGGGGATCACTTCCTGGTTGTTCTCCAGCGCCAGTACCGGTGACGGTATATGCTCTCCGGCGGACACTTTCAGCGCCCAGTCCTCCAGTTTCTTGGCGGCATATTTCTCCGTTTCTGCCTCGCTGAGCTGTCGCTGGTACATTGCCCGCCGGGTATCAGTGACAATCCAGTACATGACCGGGTGAGACCAGGGGAAGCGCTCGGCGCCGCCGGTGTGGAGCCCCTTCTCGCGGTTGTATCGCTGAAATTCACCCATCACATCAGCCAGCTTGATACCGAGGACTGTGCCGCTGTCCTTGCACCACTTGAGGAACTGTCCAGGCGATGGCCAGAACGGCGATTCACTGGCTCTCGCATGGCGCACGCCGGCGGATAGCTGTTCGCGGGTGCGGATCCCGTTTTCGGCAAAAGCGGCAATCCACTGGCGCTTCGCTGTCTTCTCTTCGGCGTCGGTCCGCAGGTTAGTCTGGGTAGATGCCGGGAAGATCTGCTTCAGCTGACGGAACAGAGAGTCAACCAGCCTTTCAGCTTCGAAATCGAGAAGCCGCTGTGGCTCCGTACGCCCTGCAGCCATTCTGGCCAGCGCATCACCATCGCGATTGCTGATCGCGGTCATAAGCTGTGCTGTCATATGAAGTCCTTCCAGCCTTCAGGGCTGTTCCAGTGTGGGGAATCAGGTTCGCTTCTCTGGCGCCCGGAAAGCGGATTAACTCTCGCGTTCCTGAGCCATACCCGGAATGCCGAGTTCCAGTCGATCAGCTTTGTGCCGCGTGCCTGGTGATAATCACGAAAGTTCAGCAACTCGGTTTCAATGTTGATCCCTTTCCCCGAGGCAATCGCAATGTGATCTGCCGATGGCTTGAAGGCAGGAGGGAAAGGTATTTCCCCGTTGGGTGAAATCCCGATCCGTCGCTTTGCCGCCTCGCTGATAAACTGCCCTCGCGCAGAGAGAGAGTCTGGTTCAGTGACTGGTTCAAAAGAGTGACTGGTTCTGGTGCCATCTGGTGGCATAGGGGGTGTGCCATCAGATGGCATAGGGGGTGCTATTTCATGGCATACCCCTGTGCTTTTTGATGGCATAGGGGTGGCATCAAGGTTCAGATAATATACGTTGGATGTATTACCCTTCCCGTTGTTGACCCCAACGCGATTTTCACGCTTGAGAAGCCCCATATCCTCAAGCGCGTCGATATGGTTGCGAACAGCGGATTTACTGCATTCGCACTGATCGGCAATGTGTTGATACGAAGGCCAGCATTCGCCCTTGTCGTTGGCGTTGTCGGCCAGCTTGATAAGAACGAGCTTACGCAGTGAGTTTCCCACTTTGACCCCCATTGCTTTCGCCATAAGTGACATGCTCACGTGCTACCTCCGGATTGTTTACTCTTACAGATTTACCAGGCATAATTACCTCGCAATTACCTCTTCGTTTTTGCACCTGAAAGCCGTTAGTGTTCGCGCACTGCGGCTTTCGCCTTTCTGTTCCCACTTATGCTTCAAAGTCACCTTTCTCTCCCGGCCTGTTAGAAATCAGGATGGCCAGCAGCAGCGACATGTTCGGCAGCAGGCTTTCCCGCCAGCGACTCACCGTCGACTTATTCACTCCGGCCACTTTGGCGATATTCGTGGTTCCCAGTTCAGCTATCTGGCTGTGTAACCAGCTTTCTATCCTGCGAGCCTCCACTTTGTTGCGTGTCGTTGAACTCTCCATTTGTGATACTTCCTCTGGTGTTGATTGAAAGGCCGCCGGTTAGGCGGCCGGAACGCCCTTCGGAGAAGGGAACAGCTTTGGAAGGTCTGGTCTAATTTGATGCGCCTGAACCTCCCCATTAGTTGCATTTACGATGCTGTTTACATGTTCAGGCGAAACCTTTGCCTTGTTGTGGAGCCACTTGTAAACCGCCTGCTGAGAAACATCGCAGGCTTCACCAAGCTTTTTCTGAGAGCCGACAATATTAATTGCGGTTTTAATGGTTGGGTTCATGACAACCTCCGTAGTAAATACAAACAAAGAATAAAACCTTAGTTGTATTTAGTCAACAACCATTTTCGTTTGCCGCTATAAAACCATGGTTGTAAATTGAGAAGATGAAAACGACACTTGCAGAACGATTAAGAGAAGCCAGAAAGGCTGCCGACATGACCCAGAAGACTCTGGGAGATGCTGTTGGGGTTAGTCAGGCTGCGATCCAGAAGATTGAAACTGGAAGGGCTGCTCAGACCACAAAATTGCTCGATATAGCCAAGGCTTTAAGGGTGAGGCCTGAGTGGCTTTCTTCGGGAACTGGCGCCATGAGAGATGATGGTGAAGATGATAAGAAGCCATCACATATGAATCATGATGTGTTCAGGGTCGACATTTTGGATCTGGCCGTCAGTGCTGGCCCGGGCATTGTGAATCAGGAGTTCGTGGAGATTCTCCACTCCGTTGAATATGCGCCAGCGGAAGCGCGCCACATGTTCGATGGGCGCAAGGCTGAGAACATCCGGATCATCAACGTCCGGGGCGACAGCATGTCTGGGACGATTGAGCCGGGTGATCTGCTGTTCGTCGACATCAGCGTTAAGAGCTTCGACGGCGACGGGATATACGCCTTCCTGTACGACGACACTGCTCACGTCAAGCGCCTGCAGAAGATGAAGGACAAGCTGCTGGTTATCTCAGATAACAAGAGCTATGCAGCCTGGGACCCGATCGAGAAAGACGAGATGAACCGGGTGTTCGTGTTCGGCAAGGTGATCGGCAGCATGCCGCAGACGTACAGGAAGCATGGGTAGCTAGCATGTGGCCTGATAAGACGTTTGGGTAGCTAAAACAAACACACGCGGAGCAAGATAAGAGATGAAGGAACATTTCTTCAATGGACTGGTAGCGCTGATCTCGGTTATGGCTATCTCACTACTGATTTTTCACTGGTAACGGACTGAAAGGAGAACTCATGAGGTCGCTTATCTTTGTTCTAGCACTGATAGTCATAGTGGCGGGCATATGTGTGTTTATGCTTCAGGACAATGCCTTAAAGGGATTCTCAGCATGGTGAGAAAGTATCTGGTTGTCATCATAGCTGCCATTCTAGTCGCGCTGATTGTGTGGCAATGGGTTCTGGACTTGGGTTGATGGGGTGTCTGGGTGATCGGAAAGGCGCTCTGGTTGACGCA